ATCCGCAATTGCCTCCAGGGCAATGGCTTTTTCCATGCGGTTTTTAGGGTGCATTTTCTTTCTACCCTGGTATCTGCGAGGTATTTCTTACGTACAGTCTATATCACGCAGTTTTTTCCTGTATTCTTCCCGTTAAAATACAAATAACAAGAAATTTATAGCTCATAGTTCCAAATGGCGTTAACTCCTGCCGATTTTGCCGCATATAGCCGGGCTACTGGCATTCCATACCCCGAAGATCCGCAGGAAAGGGCCGCATTAGCGCCGGAAGTCATTCAATTCCGTCAAAATCAACTCCGTGCCCCGCAACAGGAGTCAAATCCGCTTGCTGCCTTTGGTGCCGCAGCGTTAGGAGTTGGTGCGCTCGTGGGAGGCATTGCTGCAGCTAAAGGTCTTAGGCGTGCAGACCAAGCATTTACACTTCCAAGGCCCGTTACTAAGTCAGCCGGCACTCAACAGGACGTTCGAAACCTTGACGCAATTGTCAAACAGCGTGCTGCCGAACGTTTAGAGCAAGAAGCAAGGCAGCAACGTCCGCAAGGTTTGGTGTTGACCAGCCTTCCACAAGCAGAAGAACTTGCTTCTGTATTTGGAGATCTACCACAACCTACACAACAAGAGCTTAATCGCGCATTAAACGCACCCGCTCAAAAAGTTTATCGTCCCAAAGGGGGCTTAGAAGATATTGTTTCTTCTGCAGAAGAAGCGGAAGTTTTATTAACAGATCCACAAACCGGTGAAATTTTTAGGCGGGGCCGCAGCCCCCAAGGTTTTGCTGAACGCTACATCAGTTTAAGACCCGCCTTAACAGGGCAAAGGACTGATCTCCCCACTGGAAGAACTCCTAGCAACTTCCGTGATTTTAGTCGTGATGTTAGTGGAGAAGCACAAATAGATGCTCTTCTAAATGATCCTGAACTTAAAACGTTAATAGCGCAACAAAAACGCGCGGAAGGTGCAGAGCTTGGACGTGAAGCCCAGCGTCAAATGCGTGTTGCTTCTGCTATTGAAGCAGAGGCAGATCAATATCTAACACAACTACGTCAACAGACGTTAAGTGCTGTTGAATCTGGCGAAGATCAGATGACAGGCCGCACCATGCGTGGTGTGCAGCGTAATGAAGATCTTGATGCCTCTCAGGTTAATCAAGTTGCTCGTCAAACAGGTAATGCAGATGTTGCCGCTTCTATGACACCTGATGGTGTTCCGCTCGATCAAACCGAGGGAATCGACCTTTCAACTGGCAAACGTTTCTTAATCAATCCCCCCCGTCCTTCACGTACAGGACTCGGTCCTGGTCAAAGCATTGAATTAGAGCAAGTAAGACCCAGCGTTGCTGGCTCATCAGCAACCCGGTTCCTTGATGCGGAACGACAGGAGATTGCTTCACAACTTGCTGAGCAAGGGCTGCCAATTTCTCCTAGCCGCATTGAAGCAGAACTTTCTAATCGTCTAAGTGGTGCACAAGCCTGGACCTATGGCCCCAAATATACGCAACGTAAGCAAGCACTGCAGTTAGGCGCAACATATGACCCGCGTTTCTTTGAAAACCTAAAAACACCGTCAGTTGTCATCGCTGGAGAAACAATACCAACAAGCGCCTTAAAAGAGCCTGTTGTCATGGATGAAACTGCAGCACGTCTGCAGGAAAAAGTTAATGAGAAGAAAGATTGGCTAGGTAATATCCGCTTAAAAGAGCAGTTAAATCAAAACCGTATTTACAATCAACTTGATCAACTTTCCGAAAGGGATCAAAGGATTACTGACTATCTCAATTATGTTGATACAGACTTTCCAAGAAAATCTTCTTACTCCAGTCCTTATGAAAGGGATATCACTCTTAAAAAACGGTATGAAGCCGAAGGTGCTCGGATTGAACAAGAGCAGATCAATGAAAAGATGGGTGATTTGCTTCGTCAAGCTTCAACAAGCCAGCGTCGTGTAGCTGGAGCCCAAAGATCTACACAAGAACAGATCGGTAATCTTGCACTCCCTCAAAAATTAAAAGCAGGCGTTGAAGAAGGTCAACGTTTATTCTTCCAACAGGATCCCGAAACAGGTGAGCCAATTCCTGCAACAGTAGAGTTGCGCTCTGAACGTCGCATGATTGATACAGAGGAAAAAGGTGGCGGCGGACGCAAGGTTGCTGAGTATGTTGGCGGCGGTGGCCGGGAAGAAGGGATTGATCTTGACGTTCAGAACATCCTGGAAGCTGCGCAGACCAGCCAAAGTCCCCGGTACTATGAAGCCGATCAGTTTGGATATACTCCTGATTTAGAGGAGGGATCTTTTACAAGTGATCGAACTCAAGTTGGTCGCGTCATTGATACCGAAGGAGTACGTCTTACTAATCCCCCTGGAAGGAATCCTTTTGAAGACCTAGATACAGAAACACTTCAACAGATTTCTTTAATGGGTTCTAAAGCCGATAGTTACAATGCAACAAAAGTATTACAACGCAGAAGCACCCCCGAGGGAGCATTGCGTGGACTTGATGTTTCCCGCGATATTATGAGGATTAAGCAATCGGCTCCACCAGAGCGTGCTCAGTCTCTCATCAACCAATACATCAAAAACCTGCAGAAATTTTGATCATGGCTGAAAAGAAAAAGAAAAAAGACAAGAAATGGATCCAAGGCATGGACATGAAGGAAGGTGCCTTTACTGCCAAAGCTAAAAAGAAGGGTATTACTTCTGCTCAGCTCCAGGCAAATGTCCTTGCCAATCCTGATAAATATGATGAAAAAACCGTCAAACAAGCACGGTTACGCAAAACCCTGGTAGGGTTAAAGAAAAAGAAAGACAGCAAAAAAGCTGAAGAGTAATGGCAAAAGATGCTCGCCTGGATCTTGGTAGATACATCGATTACACCAAAGATGTATTTGCTAAAAAACGTCAACTAAACTTTGACGATCTTTTTTCGGCAAAGGCGGACAGCGGCGTCCCTCCTTTTACGGTCAATCGATTTGATGACAGAGATTTATTGCGTCGCATCCAAACGCGTAAGCTGCAACTCAACCCAGGTCTTCAGTTTGTTGGAGAAGATGCGCAAGACCTGGAGGTGTTTGCCGGCATCGGTCGTTTTAATCGTCGGGAAGATTATGATTTTAACAATGGTCGTGCATTAACAAAACAACGCCCAGAAGATCAACCGGGCTTCAATCCTATCTGGAGGGACATGTATGCCTTAAGCCCTACCCTTGAACCTGGTGATCGCATAAGCAATCCAATGCCACGTGCTGCTAATCCAGATCCCAAAGGTTATCTCATGGCAACAGCGGAGAACAAAGCTGAAAATGAAGTTGAGGGTAATAAATCAGTTGCTCAATTACTTAAAGGAGATGACGAAGGAAAAGAAGAAGAGGAATCTAAGATCGTATAATAAAAAGAAAAAGATACATGTCTGGCGCGGCATTTGAAAAACTTTTAAAACAAATCGCTGGGCCGGCATTGACTAGCGGCGCCTTGAACGCAGGTGTTGCTCTTTTAGGGGGAGCCAGTCCAGGCCAAGCGTTAATGTCGGGCTTGGTGGATGCTGCTGCATCAGGAGCTGCTGTTGGAACCGTACGCAAGCTAGATCCCAAGGCTTACACAACAAAACGCGTTAAAAATTTAGATACAGGCAAAATTGAAACAATACAGAACCGTAGTGGACTAGAAACACCAGTAAACATTGTTACCTCTTTAGGCACTGGTTACTTAACGGCTCCTCTTATTTATGGTGGCGGCCAGCAAGAGCAAATTGCGCAACAGCTTCAGCAACGTTCGGTTGTTAATCAACTGCCTTTGCAACAGGAACTAGCTAATTTGTCTCCCGGAACAATGTCTCAAGTTTCAGGGGCTGAGTTTGAACGGTTTTTAAATCAGATGCCACGTAACTCTTGGATGAAATATCTTGATTCTTCTGACCAAGCAATGTTACAGGAAGTACTAAATCCGAGGTTAATGTAAGATGTTTCAACAATTGCTTAACACTGTTACCGGTGGTCTAAAGGAATTAAAAACAGGCGCTTCTAAAAGTGCGGAGGCAAGTCGTCGTGCTTATTTAAAAGGTGAGTACAATCCCAGCATTATCAAAGAAATACCCGGGCTGCGAGGTGAGTATCATCAAGAATTAAGAAACTTAGGTGTTTCAATTTCTAAAACACCAACACAAGCTGTTGGTGCTTTTGGCGCACGTCTTCTTACTGATCTTACTAATGACGGGACACGTGGCGTTTATTGGCGTTACAACCACCCCCTGGCGATCCTTGGGGCAGGGATGGAAGCGGCAATCGGGGAAAGGGCTTACAAGGAACTCGGCCCACTTAAAACAGGTTTAATCGGCGCTTCGGTTACTGTGCCTGCCACCGCACTTGCAGGTGCTTATGACATCACCAATATTGGCGAGATGTTTAGGCCTAAGGGTTTTGCTCAGTCTTATGCAGAAGAAGGTTCGCAGGATCGGCGCCAAACAACTCAGCCTGGCCCCGAGCTTTTTGAACGGTTTTTTCTTGGCCGCACGGGTCGTCCTCTGAAGTACGAAACCGCAAAAGAAGATATCCCTTCTTTGACACCTGAGCGTTACGGTAACTATCTTAGGAACTACTATCAAGATCGAGGCATACTTGGCGGTTTAGTCAAAGCAACTCCAGAAAACTTACAAGGCGTACCAGAAGCACGGATGCTTGGATATCCAATTACCATTCCTTCCGTTACGACGGCTATTGGTGGTGTCGTAGGCGCTGGAGCTGCAATTCGTACCGCACCGCTCGTCAAAACTTCCTTTAAACGTGGTTTAGCGGGTGCAGCGGGTGGTGCCGCAGCCGGAGCGATGCTTGGTAATTTGGCCAACGCCGCTTTAGCTGCAAAACCTGTTGAACAACAGTTACCAACTACCGCTCAATATGAAATGATGCGATGATAGAATTTATAAAAAAGTAGAGTTGTTGACGTGAATCCTTATTCTGCTTACGGTCTCAATCCAGGCAGTGTGCAATTAGGCATGCAGACGCCTGCATCCCAACTAACCCCGGAACAACTTGCTGAATTACAAAGGATTCGAGGTCTTTCTGGCCAACAATCTTTTACTGGTGGTGTTGATCTAGAAGGTGCCACAGCTCCAGGCCTGCGCCAACGTTTGAGCCAAGGTGTAAAAAAAGGCGTTGAAACCGCAGGAAAAGCAAAAGGAGCTGCACAAGAAGCTGCGCAAGCTTTTCTTGCTAGATATCCCAATGCAGGTAAGTATGGTATTGCCGCAATCGGTGCCGCTTCCCTTGTACCGGGTGTTACTACTGCTTTATCTGAATTAGAAGAAGGACGGCCCGCTGGTGCAGCCGGCGCATTGGCGCCTGGGTTGTTAAGTGCTGGAGGAACTGCACTTGCAATGGCACCACATCCACTTGCGAAGGCGGCAGGCCTTACCTTAATGGGGCTTGGTGCTGTTCTCCCCGGCGCGGCCGCTAAAGGCACTGAAGCAATACGTCAAGACGTAACAGGCAAGCCAACTAAAGGACGTGAAGGCGAATTTGGGACCCAAATGGCAATGCGGGAGCAGATGCTCCAGCAGGATCTCAGTGCACTTGATCGTACGCTTGGCGTTAATCTTGGCTACATCCGGGATCTAGCTAAAGACATGTCAAATCAACAGTATTTAGATCTCCAACGTAATATTCCTTTGATTAATAAATTAAAAAATGCTGATCTAGTGCGTCAACAGGCGTTGATCAATAGTCAAGGTCAGAATTACGCAATGCTCGGCGTCCTTTCCACTGCAGGTCAACTTGCAACTGGCGGTCAACGTGAGACTGGCGCAACATTACGTACCGCTCTCACCTCTAACCCGTACGCTGGTTCAACCCTTCAGGCTCCTCAAATTAGCTTCTGATCATGGCTAATAACATCTTTGGTCTAGGCCGATATACACAAGAAGCTATGCAACCGTCGTATGCAAATTACGGCGGTACTCTTAACATGCAGGGCCTTGCCGATCAAATGAATGCTCAACCCTCTCTCGCTGGGCGTTTATACGGCACACTTGATCCTAACGAAGCGAAAGTATACACCGACATGTTTGGCAAAGAGATTGGTCCCTTTGCTTACATGTTGGATCAAAAGATGCGCTACGAAAGTGATCCTCGGCGTCTCAAAGAACAGCTTGAAGTCCTTGGCCCCTATTTAAAAGATGTTGCACGCGAGAAGCAACGCCTTGGCATGGAGTCCAATATCTTTGCTGGGCTGATGAACTTGCCTAACAAATGGCAAGAGGCGATGTCTGAAAAGTATCGCTTTTCTGGTCCCATGGTTGAGATGATTAAGCAAGGCTCTCAACGGAGCATGGCTAATCCCTTTACCCAACGTCAGTATATTAACATTTGACGATCATGTCTTACCTCGAGCGTTACGGTATTCCCAATACCAGCTACATGAACGTCTCAGAACCCGTTTCCTCTGCCACAGGGTTTTCTGGTGCTCCAGTTGGAGCCTCCTCTTCGGGAGGATTTGGTGGTTTTGGCATGGGCCAGATGGGAGGCATCTTGGGCCTTGCTAATCTTGGTCTTGGCATGATGGGCCAAAGCAACACTGCACGCTCTTTTGAAGCAATGCAGCAGCTTGGTGGTCAAATGCGTGATCTTGACTTTGGCACCAACCTTTTTGCTCAAAATAAAGACATCTTCGAGCAAAAGGATGCTCCCCGCTGGGCCGCTAAATTCAAGGTAAACGATCCCTTCTATCGTCAGTTTGAAACCCGTCAAGCCTTGATGAATCCTGGTCTTGCTGGACGCTACTCTGCTTTCGTTGCCTAAATTAAACCCAGTTAAAATTAGATTATTGCAATAGGTCCATTAGATATGGCATTTGATTTAGGAGGGTTGTTTGGAGGCGGCTTAAGTGGCGCAGCAGCTGGTTCAGCCTTTGGCCCTATCGGTGCAATTGCAGGTGGAATTCTTGGCGGTGTTGGCGGAGGTCTTACCGGAGGCGGCCCAGCCGAATATCAGTTCTCTCCTCTTCAGGAGCAACTAATGGGTTATGGCTTTGATCAAGTCAAGGCATCACCCGAACGGAAAAAAGCAATTAGATCTCAGTTCAAATCTTTACGGACCAAGCAAAACCGTGGAGCAGCTGAAGCTTTCCTTGAATCTTATCGGGATCGTTTTTCAAATCCAGAATTCATTGAAAAGAGACTAGCTAAAAGCTATGGTAAAGATATCGACTTTACTGCGCCCTCTTTCCACAGGATGGCCGATCAGTTATATAGCCAACAAGGTATTGGCTTTACTGATCCAGAGTATCGAAATTTTGCGCAGCGAGCGAAGGATTTGGGTATTCGCAGTCCCCAAGCCTTTGGTGACATGTTAAAACAAGACATGATCGCCTCAGGTAAGGTCATGACTCCTCAACAGGAGATGCTTTCTTATATGTTTGGCATGCCCGGTCGAGATGCCAGCGGTAGAATTACTAATACGTACAAAGCTGTTGTCTGATATGGCTAACAAAATCAAACTTGCCGGTAAAACATTTAACGTAGGCAATAAAATAAGCCAGTCAAGGCTAAAAGAAATTGCAAAAAAGACAGAGTACACTCCCGAATCTATTTTAAGAAAAGCCAAACAACAAGCAAACGTAGGCGCTCGTCCCGGCGCAAAATCGTACGCTGCATCCTGGACTCCTCCAGGTTCTGATACGACAAATACCAAGACAAATAACGATGATTTATCTGGAGGTGACACTACCCCCGGACCAAGTTACGCAGATTTTGGCGCTCTTTATCAAAATGTTCTTCTCCCTGGCCAACTTCAAATTGCTCAAGTTGGTGCAGATGCTACGACAAAAAGTGCCACTATTCGCGGTGAAGCTGACAAAGAAGTTGCAAGAGCATACGCTGACGCGCAAAAGTACGCTTCTCAGCTTGGTTTAGAAGGCGTCAAATACGGCGCAGACAAAGAATCGGAGTGGCGTCAAGCTGTATCCAATATTGAAGTCAAGGGTAAATTAGATCTACAGCCAATTATTAATGCTGGGCTGGAACGTGTTGCCGGCATTGAAGCCCAAGCTTCCCGTGACGTTGCAGAGACAACAGGTAAATACAGCCTGGAATCCATGAAAGAACGTACTGCAGCTGACAAAAGCATCGGCAAGATGCAACTCGCCGGCTCAATGTATGGACTCATAGGTTCAATGTTTGGCTAATATTGTTAAAATATAAGTACAACCAACTAGGTTATTAACATGACTTCTTCTGTCCCCACCGGCCAATCTGGTACCGAAGATTATTTTGACATTGATAAGTTCCAGCAGCTCCTGGATAAGCTGGAAGGCTCTAAAGGTCGCCAGAAGCGCCAAGAGTCCCTGGAGGGCCGCCGCAACATCTTTGCTCAGGGTCTTGCCAGCATGATGAGCAACTTCTGATCTATTCTTTCGAGGTATAAGCAATGACCAGTAGCGTGCCTACAGGTCAAACCGATGTTGATGACTGGTTTGATCTAGATAAATACAAGCAAGCTGCAGAGGTGGCTTATAGTTTCTCGAAGAAAAAATTAGAAGACACTGGTGGACAAGAACGTGAAACCATTGGCAAGGGTGCAGAAGAGCAGCGAACTTCCGCAGAACAAGCCCAGCGATTCAAGCAAGAAGACGAAGCACGAGACTACGGCCAAGCGCAACGAGCTTATCGATATTGAGGTATTCGACCAGTGGGTCGATAATCTCACCTCTGCTGAACAGGAAGCTTTTACAGCTTTTGCCGAGGACACGTACTCAATTATTGAATGCTATCTCTATGCCAGGTTTCTTGGCTATGGAGGTAGTATTTCTTCTTGTGAGCACTGGGTTAGCAGTAACTATCCCAAACCTGACCACCGCAAGACACTTCTCTACGAAATTGAGGAGATGCAGGAAGACATCCGTAAACTGCGTGCTGACGTAGATGACGGCATTGTCAAACGTGATGCAGGCGTTGCTCGTATTGCTGGCATGCAGAAGGAATTGCGTGGCACTATTGCACAAATTGAGCAGTTCACTTCTAATCGCGATCGTAAAGGTTTATTAATGGCTGGCGCTGATCGTGCTCTTCGTGAGTTGTTGACAATCTTCAAGGATGATCCTATTGAGTACCCACTGGAAGAAGCTTCAATGAGCGTCTGGGCCAAGATGCAGTATGAAGATAGTTAACTTAAAATAAACAAATGAATCCAGCACCACAGGCTCAATCTGCTCCCGACGCCAGGCTTGCCGGCGGTTTAATGAATCTTGTGCAACAACTGCAAAAGAATCGTCTTGGCGGAGCCCGTCAATTGCAAGGAGCGCCTATCGGTGGTGAGTCCCAGGCTGACCCTCAAAAGTTTGAGGCTTTATTAAACCAAGCATCTCCAAATGGCCAAGAACAAAATGCCGCCCCAGCTCCTGGAGCACTTCAAAAAGAAAGAAGCGAAGAAGGAAGACGGCAGCGAAATGTCGGACAAAGAGAAGAGGAAAGCGGCCCTGGACAAGGCTCGCAAGTACAAGGAACAGAAGAAGAACAGCAAAGACGAAGAATGAGGTAGTATTCAGTAATACACTGAACAATACCCATCGTGCCTGCTTATCAACATCTTGCGTATCGTCGTAATGCTCAAGCTGCTGCTCGCAGGCAACAAATACGTGTTCCCCGAAATCTTGAATCCCTGGAGAAAGCAAGGGAAGATTTTGGGTTTTTTTGTGACTATGTAGCCGATAAGCCTCCGGCAGAACACCACAAGGAATGGCATCGTCACTTTGTTACCAACGAAGACAGTAGCTGTTTACGCAAGATTGCCGGACCCAATGTTGATCTCCTGGCACCACGGGGCTCTGCTAAGTCAACAGTCTTAGGTCTGTTTACTGCGTGGGCAATTGGTATCCACACGGCAGCAAAGCTTCCACTACAAATTCTTTACTTGTCATATACGGTTGATATTGCACGTTCCAAGTCAGCAACTATCAAACGAATCATTGAAAGCAAACGGTATCAAGAGGTCTTCCCAACAGTTCGTCTTCTCAAGAACGTCACCAGCAATGAGTACTGGTCTATTGATCACAAGTTTGCTGGCATTGATACCACTGGTGAAGAGCAATTTACGCTTTGCGCTGCTGGTCTAAAAGGTTCCGTGACCTCCAAGCGTTCACATTTGGTCATCATTGATGACGCTATCAAATCTGCTGCGGATATCTCCAACCCTGACATCCGTAAACAGATGCAGGATAACTGGAATGCGGTGATCGCACCAACCATGTTTGAAGGCGGACGTGCGATCTGCCTTGGTACACGCTTCCGACATGATGACATTCACGCGACAACGTTCAATACGCAAAACAACTGGTTGCAGATCGTTCTCTCAGCGATTCTTAATGATCCCAAGACGGGGGACGAAATCTCGTATTGGCCGGATATGTGGTCCTTGGACTATCTAAAGGAAAAGAAAAGGCAGGCACCAATTGCTTTTTCGTTTCAATATATGAATCAAGTCGTCAGGCAGAACGAACTATCGTTGGCGCCAGAGCTAATTGTTAAGGCAGAAATTGCTACCGAATTTGATTCACTTGGCATCGGGGTTGACCTCTCCGTTGGCACTAAGGAAAAGAATGATTACACGGTGATGGTTTTGGGTGGCCGCATCGGCGATCAGATTCACGTCATTGATTATCGACGTTTGCGCGTAATGGGCAACCTGGAGAAGCTAGACGCACTTAAAGAACTTCTTAACGATTGGTCCATTCTTGGTAAGGACGAAAACGGAAATTACTATCCGACTTATTCCACATGCGACATCTGGAGTGAGGCAGTTGCGTACCAGGCATCTCTGGAGGCCGACTTCAAACGTATTTGCTTAAACAATGAGAGTCTTTACAACTTGAATTGGCATGCTGTCAAAGGTTTCCGTGCAGACAAGCTGGCACGCTTCCGTGGTTGCATGGGCATGTTTGAAGACCGCAAGATTATTTTCAATCGATTCCGCAACTTTACAGCTATGTTTGAAGAGCTGACAAACTTTGGTGTCAGTAGTCACGACGACTGTGTTGACGCGCTTGTATACCTGATGACAGGATTAATGCGCCGAGGACAACTCCAACTTGATTACTAAACTTTAGAATTAGAAAAAAGTGAAATTTTGTGGTGGGACCCGAATACGTAGCCATCGGCTTGACGGCCGTAATATCGGCAATCTCAGGCGGCGGTTGGGCCGCCTCTAAAATTTTAAGTAGGCATAGCGATCAAGTTCAACAAGCTTTCAATTACATCGGATCACAGAAACGGAGAATTGACGTGCTGGAAGAAGATCTCAAGCGCATGCCAATGGACTACGTGCTGAAGGTTGACTTCTTAAGAGAAATTCAAGATATGCATGACAATTTTCGCGAAATCAACAATAAGCTTGATAAACTGATCGATAAGATGCTTGCAAGTAAATGAGTTACATCCTCGAGGTCCAGGAGGACGATAACGGCGATCAATACATTATCCTTCCTGACGAGGTGATTGAAGACCTTGGCTGGCAAGAAGGCGATGTTCTCAACTGGGATGTCCGTGGCAATGGCATCGTCGTCAGCAAAGTTAATGACGCTGCTGGCTACGAAGTTATAGAAGAGTAAAATAAAAAGATTAAAGGATGTAGTAATGGCGCAAGGTTTTTACGGCGGTTACATGGGCAATGCAGGTGCCCTTAGTGATTTGGTCTACCGTGGTAATCCTGGTCAAATGATGCCCATGCCTTATTACGGTGGCGGAATGGGTATTCAGCAACTAGGAGGTTTTGCTGGTCCTGGTCAATTGTCCACTGATGTTATTGAAGCTAATTTACCCAATACTTCCTTTATCGCTGGTGGACCTAGTTTTGATATTAATGCCGGCTCAGCAGGTGACGCACGCAGAAAACGTAAAGGTCTTTCTCCTCAAGATGTGCAGCGTTTAATTGAAGCAAATCCACAATTTGAGAAGCAGATCAAAGATATGTACCTCCCTGGAGCACAAGGAACACCTTTCTTTAAACAAGCTGGTCTTCCTACAGGCTTCGACGCAAAATATGTTTCTTGAGCTGCTAAGCTTTAAATAACACAAGACAATAGATAATGGCAGACGCTAAAGCCCGGCTCCAAGAAATTATCAACGCCTATCTCGACAAAGATAGCAACATCGTTGTTGATACCGGCATTGTCGCGTCTCATATTGCTCAGATGAAGCTCTTTGGCATTCGCCAAGGGGTAGAGTTCTTCCCGTCCCAAGACAACTTCGGTGCGCAGCGCAAGGATTTCCTTGATCGCGTGATGAAGTACAACAAGATGGATACCCGCTTGGATTCCATCTGGGAGTACTTCCTGTGTGACGGCAAAGGTCTTTTCTATATTCGTCCTACCAAAAACAACTATCGCCTCTACTATTTCCGCGAGCACGAATATCGTTCGTACTATAACGTCGACGGAGAGCTTGACGAGGTTGTAATCATCTACAGCTATAAGGTCCGGCGGGGCAATGGTTTTGGTGATCAGATAAATACCACAAATCTGACCGGCAACCAAAGTACGTACAGCCCTGGAGCTAAACGATATATTCGCCTTTCAATCAAAGCTACCGAGATTGAAGAAACTCACTCCGACTCGGAGATGAATTTCGACATGCCCACTTATAGCCTGGCAGGTAACACAAAACAACTAAAGAACAGTTTAGGTTTTATTCCTTGCGTTGAAATTCTCAATAACCCACAAGGCCTTTCGAATGAAGGCGTGGGTGAATTTGATTCGATGGCGAATCACATCATCACGCACGATGACTTAATGCGCACCATGCGCAAGAACATTACCTTCTTTGGCAATCCAACGCTACTTTCATCTCGTCCCAAGACGGACTTGATGGAAGCCGGTGGGGAAGCAACAATCCAGCGTCCATCCATTGCAGCGAACTCAGGCTTTGCGAGTCCGTCGCCAATGAGTCGTTCCATGTTCAAGGCTGATCCAGTCAGCCGTGGCATGGATGGTCAGATCAGGGTTCCACGCGTCATTGCAAACCTGGAACCTAACGATCGTGTTGGTTACATCGTCCCCGATGCAATCACTGGCGACCAAAACGCATTTGCTCGTCAATACCGCGAAGAGATTCGCACCGCACTTGGCGGCGTTGATGAACTCTCTATTTCCGCAGGCGTTACTGCAACTGAGTACAAATCTCTGTTTGGTCGTGTTGCAGCAACATCTAAGAAGAAAGCAAATGCTATTTACACCCATGGCATCTGCCGTTGTCTTGAGCTGATTATTTATCAAGAAGAACAGCTGTTTAAGTCAACTCTTGCAGCAGCTGCAGGTCTTGAGAAGCCAATTGATCTCCCCCCTGGTGCAGGCCCAAAAGAAGAAGCCGCTTACAAAGAAGCTCTTCAAATGTATAACGATAAGTTGAAGAGGATAATGATGGCATGTATTGAGACCCAAATGATTCCACCAGGGGTCATGGGTCTTATTCCTGATGGTGATGTCACTGTCTTATGGCGTTGGTTGGGTCCCGTTTATGAAGACTCAACCCAGGACATCCTCAACAACTCAATTGTTGTACGCAACTTGCAGGAATTAGGTGTTGATAGCATTGAAGCATTGAAATACCTCTTCCCGTCTAAGACGGATGAGGAAAGGGCCGAGATGTTATCTGGGTTCCCATTCAGAATGGTTAACGAACTACAGGGTGCATACTCTAAGTTTGCTAGCCTAGTGGGGGGCATGATGCAGACTCCCCACCCGCAAGCACCGGATCTTCCGATGGCTGCGGATCCAAGATTGGATTTAACGCCATATCTGTATCGAACCTTAGAAGCTCTACAAAAGGAGATGAGTTATGCAGGACGCTACCGTCCAATCGATCCCACAGACGAGCCCGACTCCGGCAGCGGTGGCTCCCAGCAGCTACGTGGTGGCAGCACCCAGCAGCTACCAG